TACGTTTCTCCATTAGTTCAGAGGCTACTATTGCATCATACACTAATAGATACTCAGAATGGTAGAACTCTTGAAGGAAAATTGTATGGGTAGGATTAGAAGAGGACTAAAAGACTCTTGGGGTATGGCCTTTATGCTTGTAAATGTTGTCTTGGGAGACAAGCATCTTCTCTTGTGGAAACGCCTTGGAAAATTTACTGGCTACCAAGACACACCTACAGTTTCCATGTATGGGGGGACAATTAACACCAATATCAGACAGAGAAGTAGATTCCAATTCTACTACCTCCATATTGGCCTTCTGTATTTTTTCAGTTGATTTCTTGTAAATTAGTCCTTTTCCTGTGAACTCATTATTCTTCATCTCTGGGTACACCCAAGGACTAGAGTATTTGAGATCCTCTGGATCTTTCAGAGACATTTCCTTTTCTACATGCTTGAGAGCAGTTGATACACTCCACTCCTGTCCGTCCAAACTTCCACATATAGGACACGTTCTCTCATCTCCCATGGCAATCCATCTGTATGTTGTACAACCTGCTTCTGAAAATGACCTAAGAGTGGAAACAGTCCTGGCTCTAACCAACATAGAGGAGGCTTGCACATTCCAGTATGGATAATCAGGGTTAAAATAATGTCCAAGTTTGTCCTCTATATTCTGGGCCAGTTCCTTCCTGCCTAAACCAGATGCCTTGGCATCTTCTCCAATAGCTCTCATCTTCTCAACAACGAGAGCCTGCTTATCCTTGGAAAGAAATGTGTTCTTAAACCAAAACTGGCTATTTTCATGTAAATACTCAATAGCTCCTTCATCTTGGAGTGTAAAGCTTGACACTATCTTAAGCTTTTCTGACCACAATTGTTTGGTTCTGATGTAAACATTCTTTAAGTCCTTCTGAACCTTCTTCCAGTCTTTGGAGGACATAGACAAAGCTATTGTGCCAAATGCTTTTTCCACAACTTTAGTAATCTTAGGATTGGCTAGTAGATCTTCAGGAGACTTGGACTCCATAACCATTGAAATAAATGCAGCCAGTTCTTCATCCCCAACTTTAGAGGCAGCTCCATGTAAAATAGTAGCCACTTTGATTTCAATACTCTGTAAATCTTCATTAGACAAAGGGTTTATGGCCTTGGACAATAACCATTCTCCCCCTATGGAGAAAAGGAGGCCATCAATGTCTTTGAGGAGTTTTTGGCTCATTCTACTCCCTCAACCTATCTTCTAAAACTCTCTAGGATCAACGGAGAGGAGTTTTCTCTATTATGGAGGGAAACTAAACAACTACCAAATAGAGAATTGAAACTCCTCCATAAGATATCAGGAGAAAAGGTCATTCTACCTCCTATTCTCCTCCATCTCGTCAAAGATCACCCGATCTCTCAATACTACAACACCTTGGAGCAAGGCGTCCATTATGCTTTCTCTCGATTTTCCCACATTGAAAACTTTTGGAAAGCTTTCAATAGTCTCCTCAGTAGAAATTCCATAGTAGTATTTTCTGGCCTCTTCGACAGACATAATCCCGGAAGCAACAACTACAGACGCGGCCTGACTTTTGAGTTGTTCTATCTGAGCTAGGGTCTTTTCGTCTTCATGGCTGCCAGGTATGAGTTCAAGATAATAAGTTGTAAAGCCCATTGCCTCAAAAAGTGGTTCCAAGGCTGTTATAAACATGCGTTGAAGGGGCCTTATTGTCTTCAAATTGAAATTAAGGCTCTGCTGTTGACTATTGGCCTTGATCGCCTGCTCCCATATTCCTGCCTCAGAAGGGGGAACTCTCATAACAGCACAAGTCTCTTCTCGTGTCTGCTTGCGATAGAGAATAAATGACCCTTCTTTCATCTCTACAGCAACTGGCTCAAAATGAGCCTCCATATCCCCTGGCAAAGGAAGGATCAGTGTCCTGTGAGCCTGTCCTTGAAGTTTCTCTTCAAAGAACTTACGTATAATCTTCTTAACTTCCTCTGTAACCTTACCACCAGATATTGTCACAATATACTGAGGAACAGCATTGTTCTCAAAGAATTGAAGGTTGAACTTGGCTGCTGCAAAGTCTCCCATCATCGAATACCAAGCAGAAAGGATTGGAGGTATACCATAGAAATCATCAAGAGGTGAATAAGCCTTGAAATGAATCAAAGAACTCACAAAGTCATCCCCAGGTTCAGGAGGCTTATTGTAAACAGTTTCCCCTCCAGCATTCACATAGTTTATTGGATAAGGAAATGCCCGAAAATACCTCCTTTTGTTAGAATCCGCAGAGGATCTCTGAACATACTTCTCTCTCTTCTTCCCTACCCGTATTCTTGGAGAAGGAACATGATATACACCATCATAGCCCTTAGGTGACTCTGTAATCTCAAGAAAGGCATTCCCTGTCGTCTCAAAGTCCATAAGGGCTTGTTTGAGCTCCGGGATCAGAGGGGTGTTTCCTACCCCTCTGCCAGAGATAAAGTCATCAAAACGTTTCTTTTCTTTTGGATTTTCAGACATCCCCTCTCGTTTCTTGAGAAGATAGCCCAAATCAAAGGTGTTTGTGACTTTAGCATCTATACAACTTCTCACCCATGGATTTCTCAGAATAGAAAGAGCTAAGTCTTCCATTGGAAACGGGGGAGTTACAAACTCAGAATAGTCCATAGATGTGAATCCATCTGGCAAAAGAGCTTTACTCTTGCTCTTCTGCATTTTTGCCCTCTTTTCAAGATCTACTGGGAATGGTCCCGCTCGATCTGGATTATCTTGAACTTCTAAGTCACCAGACTTCTTAAGATCATCTAAACTCCTCAATCTCCCTGTTTCTGTAAGGAGAAAAGCCTCACTTAGAACAGGAGTATCTTCATTATTTGCCATCATCTTTGTCCTCTATTGCTATTTCTGACTGCTCGTCTGTTGTATCTGTATGTTCCTCGTCCTGCTCTACATCATCAAACATCTCTTCTTGGATTTCTCTTTGTAACATTTCCATATCTGGGGCACAAGCTCCTACCTTACTTACAACTTGAGATGCTGCCAAATTTGCTATCTTTGCCATCTTCTGGTCAGAATACCCCAAAGCTTCAGTAATACTTGCTGCTACTATCACAGCATCTCCAGCACCAGTGACATCCCAAACTGGATACCTTGCTTCCACAGGTTCCCAGTAAGATTTGCCTTCTCCTATAACATAGATACCCTTTTTACCACAAGTAACCAGGATAGTTCCGATCCCCAAATCCTTCCTATATTGGGACAAATGATCAAAGAGGACATTGTCTGAAGACTCAATGGGATCTATTCCCATCCCCATACAAGCCTCGTAATGATTTGGGGTTAGAAGGTCAACTCCTTGATAGTGTTCATACCACTTGTGCTTAGGATCCACGGAGACAATTGTGTCTTGTTCTTTATCCTGAGAAAGAATGCCTTTGATAAGGTCTGGAGAAACCACTCCTTTCCCATAATCTTCAATTATCACAATGTCTGGAGACATCTTCATCATAGAAGAGACATAAGCTACCAACCTAGAGGAGAGGTCGGCTCCTATCCAATCGGTTTGTTCCTCATCGATCCGGAGGAGCTGTCCTCGTTCCACCATAATCCGTGTTTTGACTGTGGTCCACCGTCCTGGAACAAAGAACAAGCCCTGAGTATGAATACCTTGAGCAGACAAGAGATTTTGGAGTATCCAACCTGCCTTGTCAACTCCTACTATACCAGCAACATGAACATCTGCACCAAAGGCTCTAGCAACAACAGCAACATTAGCTGCTCCTCCTGGTCTGTAACGAATGCTTTTGGCCTTAAATATGGGGACAGGTGCCTCCTGTGAGAGCCTTGTTGAAATCCCGTCCGAATATCTATCTAACATCACATCTCCAACGACCAAGATTTTCAGATTCTTAGCTCTCTCTAAGAAATTCAGCATGTCTTGTCTCCTCAATCCTCTTCCACTTTCATGTATATGCCTCTTCCATCACATTTGACCTGTACCTATCAAAAACGTAGCATGCAAGGGCGGCACCAAAAACTCTGTCATCAAATCCTCCCACACTCGCCATAGGAGTTCCTTGATCATTATACTGAAATATGGTCATCTCGTTTACAAGAGGCCGAGATCGAATAGTAATTGCTTGTTCATCCTCCACAAGTCTCTTTAGAGCAGCTAGGATCAGAGGCCGCGTCTCTACATTCGTAGGAAGTCCGGGCCGCCTCGTCTTCCTCTTAGTTCTTCGTTCTCTGCTCACATGGAAATAGACATTGGGGTATAAAAGATGATGAAGCAGATTGTCAATAACCACGTGTCCATGATTGTTACGCTCAGGAACTATTAAGGCATCATTATAGTATTCAGCCGCTATCTTGAGAATCTTGGCATATATGTGTGGAGCCAAAAAGCAATGAATCTCCCCAGCCTGAATCCCGGTCGTAGCATCCAGAATAAAAGCTGCTGATGGATGTCCCTCAGACAAACCCTCTGCAACATCACTCCCAATGATATAATCATGGCCAGGTATGGGCTCCCCATAGATGAGGATCACATTTTCCATACGTCGAATAGGATCACGAGTCTTGGGCAGAACCTTGAACTGAACATGACTCAAATCAAAGTATGGCCTACTTGTGGTCAAGAAGCAATCTTTAGGATCTTCTGGATATTCTTGGCAAAAAGCCTCCTCTGCTGTTGATGCTCTAGCCCCAGACACAACTTCTGAGGATTTCATTGAGGCAATCTTCCATCTCCGCCATGCTATCTGGTCCAAAGACAATTTGTGAACATCTACAAGAGTCTTCTCATGGGTTGAAAGATTATTCCAAGTAGGGATCATAGAATCTCTCATCCTGATTGTCCCAAGACCAAGATGTCCCCGAGCTTGGGCTATATCTATCTTGTAATTGGGATCCATCCACCAAGGATAAAATTGGAGAGAGTAAACTCCTCTGTCCCCTAGACAATCCATACAAAAGTCGTAGAACCAACCTGATGCGCCATTAGGTGTTGACTCAATCATGACCCACCCATTCTGGGGAACAGCTTCAATCAGAGCCTTGAACAAATCAGCCTGGTGGGGAATGAATGCTGCTTCTGTAATGTGAAGATTGTTGATCGTGTAGGATCGGCCCAAAGAACTTGAACCATATCTCTGAGTCCCTATTGCTCTTTGACCTTTTTGACCAGAAAACACAACATATTTAGAACCAGTATGGGCAAAACGTATCTCATGCCTGTTAGCTATTTCCAGTGGAAGCTTTACCTCTGTGCGTAGATTGTCATAGTATCTGGATATAATCTCAAAAAAGTTTACAACTGTCCCATCGTCTTGAGCAACAGAAACAGTCGTTACCTCTGAGGCACAATAGGTTCTCAAGAAAGTAGCTGCCGTAATGATTGTAGAAAAGCCTCCCTGACGATACTTAAGCAGACCGTCCCGACCAGCAAGACTCCTCAGCAATTCCTTCTGGACTTCATAGAGAGTAAGAGGAACAATCTTAGGGCGTTTATCCCGGATAATCAGATTACTCTCAATAGCCTGAATCAGAAGGTTTGCTCGCTCGGTAGGATTACTTGTCTCAGGATAGACAGAGTTGACAAGTTTCTCATACTCATCAACTTTGAATGTTGATTTTACTTTCTTGACTCTGTTCATCATGTCATAGAATAGATACCTTTGGGGTCAATGCACCAATTCTGGAAGAAGGACATCTTCTTCAGACAACATCTTTTCTATATCTTCTGTTCTAACTGCCATACAACCCCCACTAGTGACTATTGCTGCTCCTGGTCCTGCCGTCAAAAGGTATTGCCACAGATGCCTTCGTCGATCCTCTGTCCAACTTGCTAGCTGTACAGGAACGAGACCAAAATCCTCCCACATACTTGCCAGATTACAACCTCCCTGGTTTATAACAGCATTCATCATGTCAGTATACCTTTCTTGGGCTGTAGAATTGATAGTCTTCATCTATTCTAGTCCTATCTTAAGAATGTCCCAACTCTGAAACCTGTTCCTCCAACTTTGAGATTATATCATCTCTGGTTGCCACTTGTGCCTCAAGCTCAGCTATCTGATCTTGAAGAGTCTCTTCACAAGCTCCACAACAGATCTTCTCTCCGTCTCCTATTGGGTTATGGCAACTATCACATACAATCTTGATCATCTTTCATTCTCCTTTTCTTGTTGCATTTTTATCAAAACACTCTGCTGATAATGTTCTTTGGAAATAACTCCTGCAAGGAACAGCCTACCATCTTGAACCAATGGATCTAAGAGCTTAGAAACCCAATCCACAGGGTCAAGGCCCATCGGAACAGATGAATCTACTAAAAGAAGGGAATTTGGAACCTTCCTCAGCAGTCGGCTCATAAATCTCTCCCAAGAAATACTACTTGAGAAAACAGTCTGAACATTAATCTTAGCCAATTCATCTTCATACAATTTAAGCCGTTGTGGAGCATCTATAAGACGTTCTTTCAAGAAGCCCATATTGGGAACTGTACGTAGAGGATTCTGAGACCCATCATAGATGTCATCTATCAGAGATTGGAGCATTGCTTTTCTCTCATTGGCTTCCAACCAAGATTTTTCATATTTCATCCCGGCTGAAATACTCCGTCCCATTGCTATCTTCACCATCAATTTCCACTTCCAATCCTTCTTCTGATTTCCCTCCTTCTCAGACCGGACACTAATACCCACACTGAGTTGGTCAGTATAAGAAGGCACCTGATCAATGAACACACAGGCAAAGGGTCGATGTCCTCCACCCTTGATCCCAGTAAGAATATCATGAACCTTAGGATATGAATTAGTTGGCATATACCTGTCCTCCTCTTAAATCATGTGTTCCAAACTGGCCCTCGAACCAGTCTGCTACATCTTCCACACTCAAACGAGTAGTGTCCAATTCCAGCACTCTAATTCCTCTCTTCACAGATTTGTGGGCATTCACTTCAGCTGCATGCCTCTTGTTCTCCATGTTTCCTACAACAATTGGGGTAGTTGGCCTACCTGTTCTATTATGAATACGCTCCAAACAGACCTTTGGGCTAGCATAGAGATGAACTACAGTAACTTCCCTCTCAAGGCCTGAAAACACCTTAGACCTAACATCAATCCAATCCAAATGCCCCAGTAAACACCCTCCCATTAGAGCACCTTCCACAATCAAAGGTAATGGAAATGGCCATAATATGTGAAGAACATATCTCACATCTTCCGTTGTAGCTAAAGTGTCTGCTCCTCCACAAACTCTGACATACTTTCCTACAATTGTAAATCTGTCTGGAACTACCAAGCCTAAAAGCCTTCTATGATCTCTCACATAGCAGATTGGCAAAGAGGTTTTGGCCTGTTCTGCTCTGTGTATCAATTCATACATTGCTGCTGTTTTACCTGATCCACTGGTTCCAATAACTATGATCAGAGGCAAAGGTTCTAAAGGGGGAGGAGTCTGCCTTTTGACAAATGCCAAAATCTTCTCCACATACCCCAAAGGTCTATCTATGTCCTTCAATCCCTTGATTGTGTTAGCCATTGTTTATGCTTTCCTACTCCTTTGAAAACTCACTCATGGTTAAGACCTCTGGACGAATAGGTATCAATTTCAGTGCCCCTGGCTTGTCCTTTACCCTCTTCAGATAGGCTACCAGAACTAAGTCCCTTACCTCTTGAGGCAACACCTCGAGGACCTCGGCTGCCTCTTTGGGCCTATTGGTTCTCAAAAACCAATTCAATAAGAACCCTGCTGCTTGAGGCTGAAAGTATCCCACAATATCTCTCAGGGCCTTCAAATGAGGCTCAGATTTTTTACCCAGGTAGGCTCTAGATGTTTTTAGATTGGGATTGGAATACTCCTTTTCAGACTCCAGAATCTTCTCTGCATAGCACAACTCTGCAATCTTCATCACATTCACCCAATCAGCAAAATACTGGGTTTGAAGTTGACCTATCTTCTCATCTGCTTCTTCAAAAGCAGCCAAACGGAGGTCTTGCTCAATACGTTCCTTGAGATCCCACTCTTCTCTAAAATCAAACAATTTCAAGGTCTTGGTATCTGGCTTCACAGAAGGGTATAGATCAGTTATGGGAGAATGTTCCTTCCAAAATTTGTAACGTGCCTCCCATTGAGCACGATCATGCCTGTAGAATATCTGGCGCAAAATGATAAAATAATACTCAGCCTTGCCTACCTGCTTCTTGAGATGGCCACCTAGCCAAGAACCCAACTCACAAGGCCGAAACATGTCTGTAATCCAATGTTGGTAGAACACATTGTGCCGCCAAAATGTCCGCACCTTGCCCAAACGACTTCCAAAGTTGTAATTCCAAACAAGGCCACAGGTAACTCTCTGGTGCTCTCTGTCAGAATAGGTTCCCATGTGCCAACGCCGCTTAGTATACTCCACCAAATCCTTCTTCCAGCGAAAGAGCATAATGCTAGCTTTGTCGGAACCAGGATCATGCTGAAGAAGATTGAGGACATGGTGAAGTTGGCCCTCAGCATCTACTGCCCCAGTAATCTGAGGTTCTACAATTCCACTATCAAATACTTCCATTGGGTGGGGCTTGCCTGTGCAATCTTTGAATGCCCAGTCAATTACTCCACTTGCCTTGAAGTATCTAGCCCGTCTACTGTCATACCTCAAGTGTAGGCCACCAGGAGCAAGAGAACCTTCAACCAAATCACTTGTCTCTCTTAATATCCAAGCAAGATCATCAGATAAGTGTGGAAGGGGAACAACATAATTCTGGTGAGCATCTTTGATTGTTACAGCCACATCTTCTCTGGAGCCATTTTCTAACAGTAGTCCCAAGAGTTGGACATAGGCGTCAAAGCCATTATCTGCTTCTAGGTGGATCATTTGGTTTCTACTCTCCTCCTACATTCAAATGCAATTTCCTAATGTCTGGATACCTTAGTGCCTTGGCCTCCAACAGAGTATCATTGTGACAAGCTTGGGTGCCTTTTTCTTTACAATACAAACAAGCTCCATAGCAACCTGGGAAAGGTTTGAAAGTATCCTCCAAATTCTCCCTGTAAAATACTGGGATAGCTCTTCCGTGGCACTGGTCTGCTGTAGTGTACTCAGGAAGCATACTATTTCCAGCTTTGCAAGGACCCTGAGTTGTATATTCATAGCATAGAGACATTGTGATCCCAAGATCTTTGGTTAGCCCCATCATTCTATCAAAGAATTTCCTCCTAATTGCCTCTGATACAGTAAGAACCCCTCCAATTCTCTGAGTATACACCCTCTTGAACAGATCCACTCTTTCTTTTGGAAATCTCTTCCCCAATTTCTCTATAAACCATTTAGCATTGTCAGCAGTCAAACTCTCACAGAACTTGAAGATGATGTGCTGTAAACCTCTCTTAGAAGCATCTATAGCTACCTGAGCTACTTCATCCCAATTACTTATTCCAGGTATAATGGGATTACACTGGATAGATGTGTATACTCCCATCTTGCTAAGTGTGTGTATCTCCCTCATTAGGTCTTTATAGGAAGCCCCTCTGGGACACATAATTCTTATATCCTTTGGATCAGAGGTATTGATGGAAAATTGGGCATAACTGTACTTATTGTGAGTCAATATAGACTTTGCCCAATCTGGCATTATCTGCCTTGTACAAAAGAGAATGGGCAACTCCACCTTGTCAAATACTTTTGCCAATCTCTCTGTTACATGGTATGTGGGTTCAAGTGCATGAAATGGTTCTGTGAAGGAAGAGATATATGCTGGAAAGGCCACATGCAATTTAGACAGCATTTTTTCAACCTTCTCAGGGTAGGCTGGGTCAACAGTTGGAAGCCCTGTCCTCCTGTAACCTCTTGTTCCCCACTGAACATAACAAAATACACAATTGCCAGGACAAAATCCTCCGTAAGGCTTAGTCAGCAAATGCTCTGTGTAACACGGTCTTGGTCTTTTGTTGGGAGAACTCTCATGTTTGCTTTTATACCATCCTTGAAGCACTGCTCCTTGATCTAACACTAAGTGAGGGAAAGGATCAAGAGTTACTGTGAATGCTTTGTCTTTGCCTCCTCTCAACATAGACAAGTTCCTAATCTCTGTTCTAGCCTGTGGGACACCTATTTTTGGCATTGTCTCTTTCATACTGTTGTCTGCCTCCTGTCTAATACTATATAGGATCAACGAGGTCATGTTTTCTCTATCTCTTTGGGAAACTAAACAACTACCTACTAGAGGATTGAAATCTAACAGGCCGTATTCCCAGAAAATCATCTACTCGTTTATCATCCATACGCTGAAGAATCTGAGGTGTAAGACGAGCATCCATTTCTCGCATAACCCTACGAATAAGTGTATCTCCCTTCTTGGTTGACTTACTATGATCGACTAAATCCAAATGCTGACCACACAACGTTCGAATTTCCTCGTCTGATAATCGTCCCATTGTTCCTACTGCCATTCCCAATTCCTCCTATTTACAAAACCCAATCAAGAATAATAATAACTATAACACCTACAATAAGAATTACAAAATCTAATACTAAAATACCGCCATCGCAGACATCTCTTTCCTCCTATTTACAAAACCAAATTGCATAAATAATACAAGCCCAAAACACTGCCGAACATAACCCAATCAACAAAATTGAACGATTTGTCATAATATCCGCCTCTCCTTTGCCCTTTTTAGCTCTTCTTCAACCCTTTCCTTTTGAGCCAAGAAGTCTTTGCGCATCTCTCGAAAGGCGACATCTCTTTCCTCCAATGATTTTTTGACTGCCCGGAGAGTAGCAAGAGCCATGACACAAACCACAAACAATAACACTAAAGTAGCAACATCCAACAACTTTCATTCCTCCAGTCTTTTCTTGCCAATCTCACAACAGGATATAGAATTGTCTGTTCCAAGCCACTTCTTGTCTAATTCCTTTGCAGCTACTGCTGTAGTCCAACTCCCCATAAATGGATCAAGAATCATATTAGCTTTTGGAAAGAACTTCAAGAGTTCTACATACAATTTTACTGGATTCTCATTGATATGTTGCTTATTCCTCACTGGAACACATCCAATACAATTCCTGTAAATACGTCCTGGTCCCCAAATCTTTTCTTTTGGGTCTCTGATAAATAAGAATATTGGTTCATACCTAAAGGCTGTCATTCCACACTTCTTGTCCCAAATCAATACAGTCCTTGGATTAAAACGTTGGCAAATCTCAACAAGCCTCTGGGAGGAATTGAACATCAACATCCTGGGAGATACATTCATGGATGCACTTATGAAATCTTCCAACCATTCGTAGTAAGGCCACGGAACTTCTTTGTCTTGATAAGGAGGAGAAGTTAGTATCAGGTCAACAACTCCCTCAGGAATCTCTGCCATGAAATCTATTGCATCTCCATGAACCACTTGGCAGGTTGCATCAAGATAGGAATTCAAGTCCTGCAGTTCAATTATTTTACTGGTCATGGTTGCCTTCCACCTTCTGAATTATCCTAACGTTTCTATTTTATGGTTAGAGATTCCCCCATATTGACATATCAGCAAATAACAGTTGGCACACAATACCCCACCTGATGTAGTGCGGCCACGTAGTTTATTCATCTGGAGCCATACATCATCAGGCACGTGGAAATCACATTGCAATCTGCCACATAGGCCACAACGTGCCCCGTTTATGAACCAAGCATGTCGCCACGGAGTATAAAATGCTAAGGTTCTAAGAATCGAGTGAACAACTTTTCGTATTTGCCATAACCTTGCAAAGTAAGAACGTTGGCATATCCACACGATTATCTTCTTGTCTTCTGGTGAACGTTTTAGCCAAGTTATATCATACTCAATCCGTTCCCAGAAGTTATCATACAAATCAAAATCCCTCAAATTGCACAGAGGAGTTTTCAATCTTTTCATATAATTCATATTGGAAATACCACATATACTGTCATCGTCTGTATCATTCAAAGTAGTCTTGAAGGTCATCAGGCAATACGATTACAGGAGCTTTCTTTAGGTTCATAGCCACGAGATAAACCTTGTGAACCTTTTCAATTTTCAAATGCCCAGACTCATCCCCATAACCAGGAATATATTGCCCTGTCTGGCGAGTTGTTTTCTGAACTATAAATCCTCGTTTCCGAGCATCAAGTTCGAATCTTTCCATAATTCGATATTGAACAGTTTGCGAGTGATATTCCACCCCAAATGTAACTACCGCCTTGACCCAAACACGCTGTCCTAACTGAAAGTCTGTCATAATTCTCCCCAAACTCTACCTTTTTAGCACATCGATTACAAGTATCTTGTGCATTATGATCGTCCATATCGTCTGGCCTGAACCAGTTGCCACATAAACAGCATTTGCGCCATCCATAGCCTCCTTCGGTTATCTCTACGGGGACGACACGGAAGCCACTATCTCTCCAATATCGCCACGAATGCTTTGTGCCAGATATAACATCTTTGATTGCTTCTGAACGCGTACGGCTAATAGCGCTTAAGAATAAACAACCGCTGGCACTCTTGATTGCCCAGCCTTGCTGCGTAGTCATTTTTTATTCTTCAGTCTTAAAATCTTGGATCAAAATACCCTGCTATCACTACCGCATTTACAAAAGAGATTGACGCAACCAGTATATTCAATAATCCCAATAGGCTGTCCCTCGCAGTGGCATTAGTAAACATCTCAAGACGAAGACATGTCCACATACAAACACCTAACCCAACAATTGCTATGGCATAAACTACATTCAATACATGTATAGGGTCCATCTTTGTTCCTCCATTTTACGTTGTTGTATATAACTCTTTCACACTGCTTTGAAACCTTGTAACCAACTAATGGCATTATCCTGACCAGTGCATTCTGCAACGATAATCTTTTCTCCACCACCCTTTGGATAACGAAAAATAGTGTATTGAGCATACCACTTATCCACAAACAGATTGCACTCTTTTGTCAGATCAAATAATTCTAGTGTTGACGTGAGCATAGCCAATACTTGTTGCTCATTCATATCTGTCCTTTGATAGTTAAGCCTACTCCCCGATACAGTCAATTTTCACTTCCCATTTCGGTCTCTATTGTAACTAACGTTTCTCATGTTTCATTTCGGCGGGGGAAGTGCATCCTCCACATTGTCAATTTCCTCCATGTTCTTCTAATACATACAATGTTGGTTATCCTACATTCTCTAATTTGCTCTTTTAGATGCTTATTGAACCCAAGACCATTTGGTGGAGAATTATGATACATTATGAGTGTGGTGTCGGTGATAGTGTACAGGTTGTTTTTGCGTGTCCTTTATGAGTGCGTGTCCTTTATGAGTGCGTGTCCTTTATGAGTGCGTGTCCTTTATGAGTGCGTGTCCTTTATGAGTGCGTGTCCTTTATGAGTGCGTGTCCTTTATGAGTGCGTGTCCTTTATGAGTGTAATGTGTGTAAACCTTAAAACCATAGAATTTTATGTCTGTTTAAAAAGAAGGTCAGCCAATCCCCGAAACTCCGCCTTTTCGGAAAATCGAGGGGGTCCCCCGAAACGGAGTTTCCCCCGAAACGGAGTTTCCCCCGAAACGGAGTTTCCCCCGAAACGGAGTTTCGACTTCCCTTTCGCCGAATTCCCCAAAGGCCTTCGTTTTTCCTCCGTTTTCTTTCCTTTTCGCCGAAACCGCCGAAAGTCCCTCGAAAAAGCGAAAAAACCGGAAACCTTTTCGACCCCCCGGGGGTTTCCCTTTCGAAGGCTTCCCCGGAATCCGGATTTTCCGGAAGCGGGCGGAGTTTCGAATTCGGACGGAAACGGAGGACGCGAAAATGTCCGAAACGACGAAAATCGGCAAAACGCCGAAGGAAATCCGGGAAACGGCGAAAGCCGAAAGCTCGGCGAAGGCGACGAAACGGACGGGAGTCGAGAATTCTTCGACGGCTCGGATGTCCGAAATCCGGGAAATATATTCGGCGAAAGTCCGAGAAACGGCGAAACTCCGCCTTCTCGCCCTTTCCGAGGAAATCTCGAAAAGAGCCGAAAATCTCGGAAACTCGATTCGGAACGGAAAATTCGAAACTCTCGAAAACGAGACTTTTTTCCTTCGGGAAAATATCCGCCTCGTTCGGGATTTTTCGGCGAAACTTTCCGGATAGACGAAAGTCGGCGGAAGGGGGCGAGGGCCGAAAGGTTCTCGCCCCTTTTCTTTTTCGGCCCCGTCCGCCTTTGGCCCCTTCGGCCCCGTCCGCCTTGAAGCGCCTTTGGCCCCGTCCGCCTTCGGCCCCTTTGGCCCCTTCGGCCCCGTCCGCCTTTGGCCCCTT